CAAAGAACTGAGAAATGATAATGGATAAATTTAAATCAATATTTTTAGGATTAGAAATCGCTTATGGACAATACCAACCCGGGGAGCGAGGAGAGAACGGAAAACAAAAAGGTAAGGCTTTTATTGTTAGGGGGGACGTTACCGACTCTTTATGGAGCAACCACCTTGAAGGAAAAGGCCCAGCCCTCGGCATCATCCCTATTACTGAAGACAATAGTTGTCGTTGGGGGTGTATTGATATTGACGAATATAACTTTGACCATCTTAGCCTCATTAAAAGTATTCGAAAACTTAATCTCCCATTAATAGTCTGCCGTTCTAAATCTGGCGGAGCACACGTCTTTTTATTTACTAAAGAAAATATTCCTGCATCGTTGATGCAATCAAAATTAAAACAAATGTCTATCATACTTGGGTATGAAGGCTCAGAAATTTTTCCAAAACAAACAGAAATTCTAGTGGAACGTGGGGACACTGGGAACTTTTTAAACTTACCCTACTATAATGAAATGAAAGGACTGCGTTATGCTATCAACGATAATGGCGCCGGTTGTACACTTGAGGAATTTTATAAGCTCTATGATCTTCTGGCTTGCGGAAGGCAAGAGGTGGAACAAATTAAAACGGAAGAGAAAAAAATAGAAGAAGCTTTTCCTGGGGGTCCTCCTTGTTTAAACAAATTAGCGACAATTGGTTTTGGGGAGGGCTCAAGGAACAATGCATTATTTAATATTGCAGTATATTATAAACAATCAAAACCAGATTCGTGGGAAGATGAAATTGTAAAAGCAAATATGAAATTTATGGAACCACCATTAAGTAATAATGAGGTTCAACAATTAATTAAATCAGTAAACAGAAAAGGTTATGACAAATATAGATGCAAAGACGCACCTATTAACGCCGTTTGTCAAGCCAGTTTATGTAGAACAAAAAGATTTGGTGTAGGATTTGGTGAAGAAGAAATGCCAATTCTTGGAAGTTTAACTAAGTATACTTCAAATCCACCACAATGGTTTTTAGATGTAGGAGAAACGAGAATAGAATTAAAATCAGAACAAATTTATAGTCCTAATTTATTTGCATTAGCGTGTTTAGATCAGGCTAATTTAGTTGTGCCAATTCCAAAACCAAAAGATTGGAAACAACATTTTTTAAAACCAATGATGAAGGATTTACAAGAAGTAGAACCTTTAGAGTCTTTAAATCCAATGAATGAATTAACAGGACTCTTACAAGACTGGACCACTAATAGACAATCAGCTCGAACGATAGATGATGTTTTTAATAAACTTCCATACACAGATGAGAAAAGAGAATTTACTTATTTTAGAATGGAAGACTTTTATAATTTCTGCAAACGAAATCATTGGGAGATGGATAAAATTAAAACAGGAAATTTATTAAAAAGATTAGAAGATATATTTGTCGAAGAAGACAGAGTGAGAATTAAAAAACAACAGCCAAGATTAATTAAAATTAAAACAATGAAACAAACAGAAGCGTCTGTTTCAAAAATCCCGTATCAACAAGAAGATTTCTAATGGGAGGCGGAATAGGAATCAATTGGTATGCAAGACTCCAGAAGAAGATTGCCGATCTGGAACATAAACTAGAAGATGTGCAAGCACATAATAAAATACTAACTAAAAAATTAAAAAATTATGAAAACAATAATATTAGGACCCCCTGGAACAGGCAAAACAACAACGTTGTTAAATCTAGTGGATCAATTTATACAACAAGGAATAAGGCCTAAACAAATAGGTTATTTTTCTTTTACAAGGAAAGCTGCAACCGAAGCAGCGAACAGAGCTGCGGAAAAATTTGGCTTAGATGTAGATAATGATCTAGCATTTTTTAGAACTCTGCATTCTTATGCATTCAATCAATTAGGAATGACAAAAGAAAAAATGATGGGACCTGATGATTATAAAGAATTTGGAGAAAAATGTGGCATTCCTATTAAAGTAGCTAAATTTTCTGAAAGTGATGGTACCTTTAATTCTGATAATGAATATTTAACTATTATAAATACAGCAGCAGTAAAGAGAATGGATCTTTTAGAATACTATGATTCAAGACAAAACATTTTAGATATAGAACGAAATACTTTGTTTCTTTTAGCTGATGAACTTAAAAGATTTAAAAAAGAAAAAGGACTAAAAGACTTTAATGATTTAATAGAAGATTTTTTATTAAAAGAATCTACAAATAAATTTGAAGTATTATTTATAGACGAAGCTCAAGACTTATCATTACTACAATGGGAAATGGTAAGAAAGATTTGGAGCCACGCAGGTAAAACTTATATTGCAGGTGACGACGACCAAGCTATTTTTAAATGGGCGGGTGCAGATGTGGATCACTTCATTGCTTTAAAAGAAGAAGTAGATGACATTCAAACTTTAGATCAGTCTTATAGAATACCTGGAGGACCCATTCACGAACTCTCTCAAAAAATTATTAATCAAGTACAAAATAGATTTGATAAATCATATAAACCCAGAGAAGAACACGGAATCTTAAAAAGATATTCTGACATTACCCAGGTAGATATGAGTAAAGGAAATTGGTTAGTGTTATCTTCAGCAAACTATTTTTTAGATGACGCTAAAGATTTATGTGAACTACAAGGTTGGTATTATCAATACAAAGGACGTAATTCTATTCCTTTAAAACTTTTATTAGCTTTAAATAACTGGGAATCTTGGCGCCAAAACGCACAATTAAACCACCTAGAAATAAAAAATATATATGAATACTTAGGATCAAATGTTTTAGAAGGTTTTAGAAAAGGTAAGACCTTACACTCAGAAGAAAAATATTTAATGAGAGATTGTAGAGCTGATCACGGATTAATTACAAATTCTGTGTGGTATCAAGCATTCGAAGGACTAGATCCTATGACAGAGAATTACATTCGTAATATGAGGGCGAATGGTGAGACGTTAAATAAAAATCCTCGTATAATAATGTCAACAATACACGGAGCGAAAGGAGGAGAAGCTGACAAAGTCTTATTGATGCAAGACATAACTAACGCGGCACTTGAAACATTTAGTTATGATCCAGATGAATTACATAGATTATTTTATACTGGAGCGACGAGAGCGAAGCGTGAATTACACGTCTTGGACCCAAGAGATTTTGATCGGGCTTACATACTATGAAATATTTTATAAGAGTATACAAAGGCATAGAACATCAAGTTTTAGGTTCCCAAGATGATACGAAAATTTGTGATGGATGTAATTTAGAATTTAATCAAAAAAAATTTCAAATAGCTAGTCCTAAAATAGATGCTAAAACTCAAATAGTTTATAAAAGATTAAAAAATAAATGTAAAGATTGTGAAAATAAATTACGTAGTATAAGACACGCTTTAGAAAAAGATCCTTCTACACCACCAAAACCAGAAAATTGTGAGCACTGTGGTAAAGGCAATACTAAAATTGTATTACACCACAATCATAAAACAGGTAAGTTTGTAAGATGGGCCTGTGTAAATTGTAATGCTAGATATCCATTTGATACATTAGAAGAACATATAAAGGATGCGGAAAGGTGGTATGATGAACTGTTGGCATTGTAATACAGAGTTGATATGGGGTGGAGATCACGATACCGAGGATAATGAGGACTATGATATTGTAAGTAATTTATCTTGTCCAAACTGTCATTCATCAGTGGATGTTTGGCATCCATCTGAAAAATTAATAAAAGAATATAAAGAATATGAGGAGAAAAAAAATGAGTAAAGTTTGGGACAAACAAATCGGTGGACAACACTATCAGAAATTTAAAATTCAGCCAAGTAAATTTGTTGTAGAGAATAAGTTGCTTTTTCCGGAAGGGTGCGCTATAAAATATATATGTCGTCATCCCTTTAAAGGAAAAAAAGAAGACTTGCTTAAAGCAATTCACTTTATAGAAATGATGATTGAACGGGACTACCCCAGTCCTGCTGAAAAAGAAAAAATAACAACTAACAGTTGGGGAATAACGAGGAGAGAGAAGTGAGAAGTACACAGATACCTTTATTCACTCCGGAAACGGAATGGGTTATGCCAGAAGAACTAAAAGATTTAAGAGGAGCTAAACAAATAGCAATAGACTTAGAGACCAATGATCCGCATTTAATTGAGCTCGGATCGGGGAACGTCACTGGAAAAGGGCA